TAAAATCCTAAACTTTTCTTTTTCATAATAATCTCCCTTAACTCCACCCAATTAGGTGGAGTTTTTTGGCTCTATTTCAGGCTTTTGGGGACTATTCTAAAAATAATTTTTCGATATTTTTCGGTATTTTTCTGATTTTGGTCGGGGAATTGGCGGGGACTTTTTGAGATTTTGGCGGGGATTTTTTAGCGAATATGGCTAAGAAATAGGTCTGTTGTCGCTTCAGCAAGTTCGTCCTCTACTTGATTGTAACGATCGGTCATATAGACTTTTGTATGCCCCAGCGCCTGGCTTAATTGTTCAAGCGGAACTCCTGCAATAATGCTTTGAGTCGTGAAGAAGTGGCGCATCATGTGAGGTGTTACATGCAATCCTGTTGCTTCATTCACTAAATTGAAGTTTCTATTTAACTGGTTTGGATTGATGAGACTACCTTTCTCGTTGATAGTTATATAATCCTTGTGCTGTTCCTTAATAATCCCTAACTTTCGCTTAATTTTAGAAGCCTCAGCTATCAGATAATAGATAAGGTCTGTTCCAATATCATCTAGGCAGACGTATCGCTCTGAATCCTTCGTTTTAAGCCCTCCTTTCCCTTTTAGGGTCTGGTTGCTTCGACTGTCTCTAAGATGCAGTATAGCCCGTCCGCTGTCGTTCTGAGTGATGTCCATTGGACGCAATCCAAAGACTTCTCCTCTTCTCAATCCAAAAATGGTAAGATAGGTCAGAGCGTAGAATTGTTTTGGCATAATCTCTTCTGCCTTTGCTATCCAAGTCTTGAACTCTTTGAGAGTCACTTTCTTGTTAGCTGCAGGAATATCACTCTGGCCAATAAAGACACCTTTCAAGCGATTTGAGAGCAGATTCCCATTTTTGACGGCATCATTCAGCAATGACATGAAGCTGGAATTGAGAGTTTGAACAGTGTATCTGGTATGGTTCTGCAATTTTTCAGCGATAAAGAGTTCATACTCATTTCTATCCAAATTTTTCAGCTGGATAGAACCAAATTTGGGTTTGATATGATTCTTATAGAGATTATCATTGAGGTAGTAGGAAGTGTCATTCCAGCGCCCTGTTGACAATCTCTTTTCGGAATAGATATCCCAATACTGATCAAGCGTTAGATTCGTATTGATACCTAATTCTTGTTCTTGGATTTGTTGCTCAAGCTCTACCAAGGCTGCACGAGCTTGTGGAAGGGTTGTGAAACCACTTTTACTTTTTTCTCTTTTTTTACCTCGGAAGAAAAAAGAACGTCTGACATAGTAACGCTTGCCTTTAGCAGTCTCATAGTAATAGATATTTGGGTATTTTGTTTTATTATATTTCATTGTATTCTCCTTGTTTATCAGCTTCTGGACAAGGTCTAAACATTGAGAATATTGACATCACCCCTTTCATGGTGTAAAATAGGGTATAGAAAAGAGGCCTTTTTAATGGCTGATTTTTTATAAGGGTAAGCTTCACAATCAAACTTTGGCGAGGGAGATTGTGGGGCTTTTTTTATTTAGCGATTTTCCAGATTGTCAAATCAAGATAATAAGACAATTCTTTTTTGCGTTCTATAATTTTTTCAGTATCTAAATCTACTGTTTTGTAAGGTCCGCCTCGACCAGTTAAGATAGCATCATATCTGTACTTTTTATTCTGGATCATAAAAGCGATTTTTCTTGCTATTTCAGCCGGTATATAACCAACAAATGTGTTATTGACTAAAATTTTTATTGCATTCTTATCATGCTTATTTAAAGGTTCTCTTTGAAGGATGACATCAACTGTTTTAAGTTTATTGTATTTGTAAACAGTTTTATAAGTTCTTAATATGTATGATTTTAAGTATTTATTATCTTTCCCAAAATAGTGTTCTCCACCACTTAAAAAATCAGCAACTTGGTAAGCTTCTTTTTTGTGATAATTGGTCCCCATTAACAGAAAGCTGTCATGAAAAATGATAGTTTCTTTAAATTCAGTTTTTGTATCTAAATTGTTCTTTGTGGATGAGAAAATATTAGGGAATAATTTTGAAAGAATACCCATTATGTTACGCTCCTAATTTTTCTATTAATCTATAAAACTCTTCCTGAATCATATCTTCGCCCCAGGTTGTTGAGATTTTGTGTCTTTCTGCGAATTGTAGCCAGTTGAAGTCGGATACTTCGTACTGTGCGAGTTCTTCAGAGATGAGATGTCGAATCATGAAGCGGTCTGCTTCGTTCTCATATTTGTAAAGCAGTCGTTTGTAATGTGCTGGATTGTGGTTTATATGCCCCAATTCGTGCAGGATGACCTTTTCTCTCTCTTCTAGGGGTAAATCCCCATTGACGTAAATAATGCGCTCATCGGGGAAATAGAAGCCTTTTCGCTCCCACATGGTTTCTGGGAAGAGATAGAGTGTGACCTGGTATTCATCTAGTAGTTCATTTACTTTCAATATCCGATACCCCCAAAGAGAGTTTAATGATTTGAGCGATTTTATCTACATCGTCGTCTGATAATGGCTTGCCATCGAACAGGACAACACGTTCGCGAAGATTGGATAGGTCAACGATACGGCCATCTGCAGTGGTTACTGTTTCCTTTGCAATCGCAGGGTTGTCCGTACGTCCTAGAAGATAATCTGTGCTAACATTTAGGTAATTGGCAACTTTTTCTAACGGCTCAGAATTAGGTTTTGATTTTGCCCACTTTGAAATAGAGCCATTTGATAAATCAAGAGTTCGTTCAAGTTGTGCAACTGTCATAAAACGTTGTTTGACAAGCTCTTTTATTATCTCGTAAGTATTCATTTCTAATACCCTCCAGAAAAAATCTAAGAAAAATAGAAATATTTCTGTATTTTCTATTGACAATAGAAATAGTTCTGTGGTATCATGGTATTGTACTTGGGAGGTACACAAAATAATAAATACTACAGACGCAGAAACAGATAAAATCTGTATTTGCTACTTTTCTTATACTCTTATAATAGAATAAGTTCTATTATTTGTCAAGAGTTATCAGAAATAAAACGTAGAAATATTTCTAAAAAGGAGGGAAGCATGATTTACAACACTATCAAAGATGTTGCTGCAAATCAAGGGATATCAATCTATCGCATTGAAAAAGATCTGGAATTTCCAAATGGTTTGATTTCGAAATGGAACAAATCCACTCCATCAGCATCTAATCTTGCCAAGGTTGCTAAATATCTTGGCGTGACGACAGAGAAGCTACTTGGTGATGGTTAGAAAGGAGACGCTATGAATGAATTAAAAATAAGAGAAGATGGTATTTATTTGAATAACCAAAAATTAAAAGGTGTGCAAGCAATCAAAACAAAAAGCACGGCCGAAAGCTGCCATGCTACTGTCTACTTAAAATTTATTGCCAAGCTGATTTGAAATGAGGTTGGTAATAACTTGTGATGAAATATCTTTAAGGACATCCAGTGAAAAAGAACCAACATTCTTTGCTATATCTTTTGTTCGATTCCAATTGTTATCTTGGCGAATATCATTGATGAACTGATGACCATAAGGAGATAAATCTTGAATTGAGAAGCCACCAAAATAATGTTGTACATCGAGAAATAAGCCACTATGTTCGCATTGTCTGACATGGTAGAGGATTTCTTCTTGTGAATATTTTGGAACAAGTTTTTCATATAGTTTATCCTCTGAGACATCATTAGAGTATGTTGAATACTCTTCAATAACAAAAAGGATATCACGAATACAATCAGGATTTAATTTCATCAGAATTACCTCGTTTTATTTTCATTATACCAAATTTAGAAAGGAATATTATGAACGAAATTTTTAATTTTCACGGGCAGGAAGTCCGTACTTTGATAATTGATGACGAGCCTTGGTTCGTTGGGAAAGATGTTGCAGATATCTTAGGATATGCTAAACCACTGGACGCAATTTCTCGGCACGTTGATGAAGATGACTCCGTGAAATACGGACTCACCGACAATTTAGGTAGAACACAAAACACTATCATCATCAACGAATCTGGTCTCTACTCTCTTATCTTATCCAGCAAGTTGCCTCAGGCTAAGGAATTCAAGCGCTGGGTGACATCAGAGGTCTTGCCAGCTATTCGCAAGCAGGGCGGATTTATCCGCGAGGATTTGGACGAGGATGCCTTTATCGCTCTCTTTACTGGTCAGAAGAAATTGCGTGAGCAACAGGCGACCATGCTAGAAGACATCGACTACCTAAAGAGCGAGCAACCGATTCATCCTAGCTATGCTCAGTCGCTACTGAAGAAGCGCAAGGCTCGGGTCGTGGCTTGCTTGGGCGGTATTGATAGTCCAGCTTATGCGGATAAGATTTTCGCTCAGTCAGTCTTTAGACAAGCTGAGATTGATTTTAAAGACCACTTCAACATTAGTCGCTATGACTTGTTACCGAAGAAGTTTGCAGAAGCTGCTCTTGCTTACTGGATGACGTGGGAGCCAAGCACTAATACCAAGATGAAAATCATGAAATTGAACTCATTTGACGAAGGGTAGGAGGGAAAGAAGATGGACAATGTTCTACTTTCACTATCTGAATGGATTAAGTCCATTATCAAGGACACAATCACAAGGCTAGTCGAAATAGAAAAAGATAGTGATCACTATCCAGAGTTGATGGATGTGAACACTACCTGTGATTTTCTAGGAATTAAGTATGCCACATTTTCAGATAATTATCGTTACTTAAAGGGATTTCCAAAGGAATTACCTGGTAAGAAATGGTCAAAAAGAGCCATCAAAGAATGGCTCTCTAATCAAATATAATAACTTTACTAAAAGGCTTCTGGACAAGGTCTTAGCAAAATTATTTGACTATATTATAGCACAAAAAGAGGATAAAAAACATGAACAATTTACAAATTATCGCAGTAGGCACAGTAGTATCAGTGGTATTGATTGAATCATTGATGATGAATATCAAGCTAAAAATGGCCATGAGACCGAAAAAGAAGATTCAATTTCAATCGCCACAAGTTGAAAAAGGGTTTATCGACTTTAAAACAGGTCGACGTGTGGACATTGATCCCGTGACACGAAAAGAAACATTTGTGGATTAAAACGGAGGGGAGTAATGTCTGAAATCAAATGGATTAAGATTACGACTGACATTTTTGACGATGAAAAAATACGTCTTATTGATGCACTACCAGATCATGATGCCATTTTAGTTATATGGTTTAAAATCCTAGCTCTCGCTGGCAAACATAATCGCAACGGGCTTTTGATGATGTCAGATAAGGTTCATTATACTGATGAAATGCTTGCTACAATTTTTCAAAGGCCTCTAAATACTGTCAGAATGGCCCTGGGAGTCTTTGAGCAATTTGGGATGATTGAGATTATTGACGGTGTCATTACTTTGCCAAATTGGGAAAAACATCAAAATATTGCTGGCATGGAAAAAATCAAGGAACAAACACGGAATCGTGTGGCAAGACACCGAGAGAAGCAGAAAAATCTTGCTCTTGGTAACGTTACATGTAACGTTACAGTAACGGACGGTAACGCACTAGAAGAAGATGAGAATGAGAATAAGAATAGATTAGATAAAGATAAGAAAAGAATAACTACTACTAATAGTAGTGGTGGTCAAGAAAATATCTTAGAACTTTTTCAATCTGAATTTCGTAGACTCTTATCTGGATTTGAGATTGAAGAAATAAATCATCTACTAAATGAGAATGATGTGGATCTGTTAAAAGAAGCACTGAAGATTGCTATCAACTCTGGAAAACCAAACATCAAATATATAGGTGGGATTTTAAGAAATTGGCAAATGAACAATGTCACGACTGTTGAGCAGGTTCGTCAATCAGAAAAGAAGAACAAGGATAAGAAAGAAGAACAGGAGGCCAAGGACGAATGGGGGTACTAGAACTAATTGAACAATTCGAGATTGACTATTATCCGTTGAGCTACGAGAAGAAAACTCTTTTAGCAGACCAACCAATTCATCAAGTGGTTGCATGCTTGTCTGAAATGGCTAGCTGGAATGAATGCGGAGGTCGTCTGTCATGGTAGACAATGTACTTGAGGAAGTTGCCTTATCTTATCGCAGGAATACAGAACAACAGGAAGAGCTTTGCGAAAAGCACAACATTCCTTTGATAAAAATATTGAGGACTGAAAGTGTTGTGTGTCGTATGTGTGAATCTGAACGGATCCATGAGGAGAATCAAGCAAGAGTGAATGAACTGGCCGACGCTGAGAGTGAGCGAGAAAGGAAGTACTATCTAGAAAAGTTCTCTCTTTACGATGAGGTTTTGAAAAATGCGACTTTGGACAATTTTGATACCCCAACCGAAAAAGAAGCGGAAAAGCTAGCTTTTGCAAAGAGGATTTGTCGCGAGTGGTCTGAGGGTGCTAGGAACAACATCGTGCTACAAGGAGAACCTGGGACAGGCAAGAGCCATTTAGCCTTTGCTATGGTAAAAGCTTTATCTGAGTACACGAAAGAGATTGCAATATTTATCAATGTGACGGACTTGCTGATGAAGATTAAAGCTGATTTTAGTCAGGAAGAATTTCTGGTCAACAAGATTGCTAGCGCTAAGTTCTTGGTTTTGGATGATTTGGGCATGGAGAAGGATAGCGAATGGTCGTTTACTATTCTCTACAATATCCTGAATAAGCGTTCAAATACGATCATTACCACGAATTTGATTTCTGCTGATATTCAGAAAAGATATGGCAGACCCTTCATGTCCAGACTGATGAAGGGTGTGGATAAAGACCATTTGATGGTTTTCAATGATTTGACGAACAAGCGGAAACAATATTTTTAGAATGGAGGTGGCTGATGTTTATTTTAAAGCATGGAACAAGAGAGGATAAGCCGTTTCTGAGGTCCGCAGTTATCGGTGTGACTGGCATTGATGTTTCGTATTCAGACGAGCGGAAAGCTATGCGTTTTATTTCTCGTGCGGTTGCATTGCAGGTGGGCAAGGCGCTGAGAGTATCCTTTGGAAATTTCTATCCAGTGGAGGTGGAGGGATGATAAATCTATACTTCATTTACAATGGTTACCGCAAGATGCTCATTGGGATTTTCGGCCACATACATAGCGCAATCAATGAATTAAAGAAACATCAAGCTAGTTACTCAGCAATCAGTCATCCACGCTTTCGTAAAAGCATGAGTGGAGAAAACATTAGGATTGACTACGGAGCAGTTGATTGCTACTACTTGATTACGAAGAAAACGGAGGAAAAATAAGATGAATACAAAAATGAATTTGGAAAAAAAGGTTCAACAGTGGTTTGTTGACAGAAATTTACATGAAGCAAATCCTGTCAAACAGTTCTTGAAGTTGATGGAAGAGTCAGGAGAATTATTTGAAGGTATCGCAAAGGATAAATCTGAACTGATCTATGATGCTCTTGGAGACATCCAGGTAGTCTTGATTGGATTTGAACAGCAGATTAAGAATGACGCTCAGATTCAAGCAAATCAACAGGAACTTGAATTGTTGCTGATGGTTTCTAGTCTGGGTAATATCGCTCAGAAGCTATACGCTCATGTCTGTCACAATGAGACACAGATTCCTTTAATCAAAGCAGACTTGATGTTTCTTGACAGTGTGGTTAGTACGGTTTCATTTTGTAATGGCACTACAGCTGAAAATTGCTTAGAAGAAGCTTATGAAGTTATCAAGGACCGCAAAGGTAAGATGATTGATGGGGTGTTTGTTAAAGAGGAGGATTTATAAAATGAAAAAACTAGGTATTGTTTTAGGTGCTGTATTTGTAATCGTTGTATCGCCATTTGTGGTTCAGTATGGTTGGAATGAAATCATCACAACGATCGTTCCAGTTGGTAAAATTACAGTCTGGCAAGCATTAGGGATGGATGCACTACTATCTTTCATCTGGCCTGTGACATCTAGCAAAAAAGAATCTGAAGAGGATTATTCATATGCCGTAAAAAGCAGCATTTCAAAAATCATTACATGCGCATTTTTGATATGGTTAGCTAGTTTGTTTATTTAAGGAGAATTTGGCATGACACCGAAGCACAGAGCGTATGATGGCAGCTCATTAAATCGTATGTATCAACCAGACGAAGTGATGGTTGGGGATGGCAATATTTGGATAATTGATGAGGACTCGGTTGCTGGTGAATGGATTGTGAACAATGACATTCACCTCATGCAATCAACGGGCCTTTTGGATAAAAATGGCAAGGAGATTTTTGAGGGGGATATAGTCGATTACAAGGGCAGAAAAGCAGTTATCAAATGGCACGGATCTTATGCAAGTTTTATTTACATATTTGTAGATGAATTACAGAAAAGAGTGGCAGGATGGAGTCCACTATATCTTGCTTATTTTCATTTTGAAGTAATTGGGAATAAATTTGAAACCCCAGAATTTTTGGAGGTCGAGGAGTGAGATATTTAAAAATCTTATGTGTTGTTTTACTCGTCTCCTTCCTCGTAGCATGTCACCAGATTTCGAGTGGGACAGTTGTAGACAAGTACATCAATGAACCTCACACAACATTCATACCTGTAGTGTCTGGAAAAAGTTCGGTACTTGTACCAACCAGAACCAAAAGAAAATACATTCTAGTCGTTTCAGGACATGCAGGAAATAAGCAAGTTGAAGAAACATTCGAAGTGACAGCTAAGGAATACAAATACTATGAAATTGGCAACACTTTTATACAGGATGCCGTTTTAGAAAATGAAGGAGATAGAGAATGATCAATAATGTTGTTTTGGTAGGTCGATTGACTCGTGACCCTGAGTTGCGATACACACCATCAAATGTTGCAGTTGCGACATTCAGTTTGGCAGTGAATCGCAATTTTAAGAATCAGGCAGGTGATCGTGAAGCTGATTTTATCAGTTGCATCATGTGGCGCCAGCAGGCTGAAAACTTTGCAAATTGGCTTAAAAAAGGTGCTCTTGTAGGAATCACAGGGCGCATCCAGACTCGTAGCTATGATAATCAGCAAGGACAACGTGTCTATGTGACAGAAGTGGTAGCTGAAAGTTTTCAAACACTTGAAAAGAAGGATAATTCTGCGAATCAGTCAAGCATGGAAAACCAGATGCCACCAAGTTTTGGAGCAAGTGATCCGATGGATATTCCAGATGATGGATTGCCATTTTAAGGAGGTGTGAAGTATGAACATACAGGGACTAATTGAACGCTATGAAAAATTTAAAGCTAGCAAGAAGAAATTGACCTCGGTTGATTTGGTTTTGAACGACTTACGGTCTTTGGACGAACCAGGACCGTTGCCGTTCAAATTAAAAGATGTCGTTCGTCGAATTAGAGGGTTTGATCCAACAACTCAAACCAGATGGCTTAATGACATCCTTAAAGAATTAGGGGACGACTACGGTTCGATGAAATACCGTAGTGGCTACGAGCAAGGCAAACTTGAGGGAGCATGGGTTGGCAATCAATTGAAGGATGCTGATAAGATTCGGCAAGAATTGAATAAAGTGCTTCTACCTAATTTTATGGATGACTGGATTTTCGAATGCCAACTTTTAAAAAATTTTAGTTTGCGTGATGCACTAGATAGTAACACAATCCATCTCTACGCTAAAAAAAGCGAATTGGTGAAGAAATGGCTTAATGACAAAAACAACCAAGAACTTTTCGCTCGAGCGTGGTTGACTGACTATGAGGCCGAGAAAGAGTCAAAATACAAAGTCAAGTTAAAAAATACAGATGATTATCTAAATCAAACAGAAACTGGATTCCACTTTTTTAACAATGGGAAAAACAACGAAAAATTTACACGAAAGGAACTGGAATATTCTGGTTTTGGTGAAGTGTTTAATAGTCCACTATTTGAAGTGGAGGAGGTGGAGTGATGGAATCATTTGCACACTATTTCAACAAGCACATTGCTAAAAAAATCGAATTAGATGATATTACAATCATTGATTATCATAGTCCAGAATATAATCTAATGTATAATCTAAGATATATTTTCGATAAGAAAAATTCATCTCTGGCTATCACAGGTGATTTTGGCGAGCTGGTTGCAGTAAATTTTAACAATATGGGTAGCTGGGAAGATTTCTATAAGGATTTCACAAACAACGCTGGATATTTTATTGAAAAAATCAAAGCATCTAGTCGAAATCTTTTTGTTTATGATGAAGATGAAGCTAAAAAAATTATTCTTGAGTATTTCTTTGATAATAAGCGATATGAAGACTTAGACGAGAATGATCGATATTATTTTGATGAACTATTTGAATATTTCGATGATCGGAATGGATTCAAACACATTACTGATACTGTTCGAGAATTCCTGAGTGAACAAGATTCAGAATACTATGAGACTCTTGAATTCGCTGGTAAAAAAGTGTCTGAAATAGTATTTCTATATTTGGATGCTTATAAAAGAGCGTATGAATCAATAAAAAATGAGGAGGTGGAGTGATGAATCTTAGACAAAAACGAAAACACTATAATTATTCGTATAGATATTTTATAGCCTGGATAGTTGTCGATGATAAAGTTTCATTTGCTGTATGTCCGAAGAAATTTAAGAAAACACTCAAGCAAAAATTAAAGGTTAATAAAACCTATGACTACGCTGAGTGCTGCAGAAAATATTTTCTTCTTGAAGAATATCACGGTGAAATGCCGAAATTTATGAGAGTCAAGGAGGTTGACACATGAAACGCTTCTTAATTGGCTATGCCTTACTAACAACTTGCCTACTATTTATGCAACGCAGTCAGCTAGATAAACCCTTGCTAGTTTATCACGCTGATAGCAAGGCACAGATAACTGGCAAGGTTACAGAAAAACGAAAAATCGGAAATCTATTCACTATCACGGTCAATGGTAACGTGTTTGTGGTGAGTGAAGATAAATACAATAATACAGAAATTGGAAATGAGGTCACACTATGAATTACAAAACTAAAATCAATGGAAAAGAAATCGAATACGGTGCACTAGTTGAAAAATCACATTTTTCAGACGAAGAATGGTCTGCCATCTATGCAGAAATTGCAGAACAAAATTACCCAGAAATTTTTAAAAACAGAAAATCAGATACTGCATTTATTGATACGCTTGGTGCCTTGACTTCACTAGAAGAACGATATGAAGCATTGCTTGAGCTATTGCCACAAGATCAATTTTCTCGCCCTGGTACACATCCAAAATGGGTGGCAGATGCAGTAGCAGAAAACACTCTGAACAAAGTGGATACACAATACGATGTGTCTGATTTAATTGAACGATGTGAAACTCTAGAGGAATTGAAGAGTGAGCTGACAGAATATTTTGAGTTGGAAGAATTGTAGGAGAAAGTTGGAGATGAGGTAATATTGTAATGACAAAGTACAAGAAACCAACTTACATCATCATTCAGGAAGCAATGGCAGAGCGTATTAGATTTCTGGAAGATGAACTGTATGAAAGGGCCTATAAGGATATTGAGAAGCTAGAAGCTCAAAATGATTTCTTAAAAGGTCTTTGTAACAATCAACTTGAAATTATCATGGATTATGAATGGAAGCAGATGCAAGAGCAGGCCACATTCATAAAAGCTAATACTAGAAAGTGGAGAGCAAGATGAAGCTGAGATTGAAAGAACTTAGAGAGGACTTGTGTCTTTCCGTCAAAGATATGGCCAGAGATACAGGTGTCTCCCAAAACACAATTCATTTGTATGAGCGAGGTGGATATCCATCCATTAAGCAAATTGAAATGATTGCTAAAACCTATGATGTAAACCCTGCGTGGCTTGTTGGGTGGATAGATGATGAAATGATGCCTGCAATCCAGGTAGTTGAAAAAGTGGTCTACAAAGAAAGTCCAACAGCAAGATTGCCAGATTATTTCAACAACAATAACGAAGGTAAGATTATCAAGTGGAAGCAATCACGAAGATTTCGACGGAAGAATTACTCGAGATAGAAACGAGGTGAGCAATGCCCTTCTTTCCTGATATAAATGAAGCCAAAACAAAAGAAAATGCCAAGAAAATTTTAAAAGGATATCCTCGATGGCGTCGTGTGGCCAATGACACTGAAGGTCAGAGAGTAACGACAACCTACTCATTTATGCCTAGAAACCCGTCAAGTGGAAGAAATAGTCAAGTCGAGAAGTTAGCTATACGGAAAGTTGATGCAGAACTTGAGCTGGATGCAATTGAACAAGCAGTTAGTAACTTACACGATCCTCTATATCGTAGGATACTTTTTGAAAAGTATCTTCAGTGGAATTGTAAGAAGGATGAAACAATCGCAATGGACTTGTCTCTTTCAGAAAGTTCATATTACGACATCTTGGATAAGTCTCTGATGGCATTTGCAGAACTTTATCGCAACGGTGAACAGATTGAAATTTTGGAGTAAACTTGGAGTTTTTTTGGAGTAAAGCTGGAGTAAGTTCGGAGTAAATAGATGATTTTATGTGCTAAAATTATATTATGAAATAATTGTAAAGGCAGGCACACCCTGTCTTTTTCTTTGAGTTTGGAGGTGATATCGTGAAAAAAGTAGAACCTATTCGTGAACTTGATGACATTGAACGGATGAAAGACTTTTTAAAATCAAAGAGTGAGCGAAACTATGTCCTCATCATGTGCGGTCTGTATTCTGGAATGCGCATCAGCGATATCATACCTCTCCAAGTGAAACAAGTGACAGGTGATAGAATCGAGGTTACTGAAAAGAAAACTGGTAAGGTCAAGCGATTTGCTATCAACCCTGAATTAAGAAAAGCTTTAAGTCACTACATTAAAACAAATGACCTTAAAGGTTATGATTACCTATTTCCAAGTAAGAAAAAAGTTAGGACAGACGGAGTAAGAATCGCTCATATTGGAAGAGTTGCAGCTTATCAAATTTTAAAGCAAGCAGCTGAACATGTCGGCCTGAAGAACATTGGGACCCACTCTATGAGAAAGTCATTTGGCTATCATCACTACAGAAAAAATCAAAATGTAGCGATCCTTCAAAAGATATTCAATCACTCTACACCAGATATCACACTAGGATATATCGGATACAGTCAAGACGAACTTGACCAGAGTATACTATCATTTGACTATTAAATAACCTATCTATTTTACATAATGAGAAAATGTAAATTAGTTTTTAGAAAAATATAGTTAAAGCCATGGCACTCTTGGCTTTGAAGTTGTTTAATTTTATTTAACAGAATATAAGATATGTTAAATATACGAGGGTGCCAGAGATTAAAAACACCCCCTCCTAGATTAAAAAAATCTCCCCCCACATCATAAAAATTTACCCCCCTACCTCTTAAAAAGAAAGGCCCCTCCTTAGATGAATACCCCCCATGAAAGACCGGACCGGAGCGGTCCTCACAGAGTTGCTTTTGAAAAGAATAAAAATATTATTCTCAAAACAAGAAATACTTGTGGGATTTGTGGACTACCAGTTGACAAATCCTTGAGGTACCCACATCCATTAAGTCCGGTCATTGACCACATTATTCCAATCAATCGTAACGGTCATCCATCAGATATTCAAAATTTGCAGTTAGCCCACTGGCAATGCAACAGACAGAAGTCTGATAAGTTATATGCTGACGATAGGTCAGTCAATGCTACTGTTGTAGGTAATCGTAACCTGCCACAGTCAAGAGATTGGACAAAGTATAGAGCTTGAAGAAACCAAAAAAGAAAAATTATATTATTTTTTAAAAATATCAAAATAATAATGAGTGCTTAAATTTTGAAAAAATAACAGATATGTGTGAAGTAAGTCCTAGCTAAAGTATAGGGGGGTATCCCCCTCCCACTAGGCGCTCGCGAGCTTCACGCCGTCACTGTACATTTTTTCTCGCGCCAAATCATCACAAAGAAAGGAGAACGGTTTGGAATTAAGAGGAATTGACTATCTCAGGAGGAAGTTGAATCTCTATCAGAGCAGAGTTAATCTGAGATACAAGCATTATGCGATGCAACACTATGAAGCACCGACAGGAATCACAATTCCTGCACATATCAGGGTAAAGTATCAAGCTGTCCTTGGTTGGGCTGCAAAGGGAGTTGATAGTCTTGCAGATCGTTTGATTTTCAGGGCATTTGCTAATGATGATTTTAATGTTACAGAAATCTTTGATCGTAACAATCCTGATATTTTTTTTGATAGTGCCATTTTAGCTGCGTTGATTGGTTCGTGTAGTTTCGTCTACATTTCGAAGGGTGAAGATGATGAGGTTAGGTTGCAAGTCATTGAATCAAGTAATGCAACTGGTGTCATTGATCCTATTACTGGATTACTTGTGGAAGGTTATGCGGTGTTGGCTCGTGATGATTACAATCGTCCAATTATTGAAGCCTACTTCGAGCCTAATGCTACTCATTTTGTTCCGAAAAATGGAGATCCTTACTCGGTTACGAATGAAACGGGTATTCCTCTGCTAGTTCCGGTTATTCATCGTCCTGATGCGGTCCGTCCTTTTGGTCGGTCTCGTATTACCAGGGCAGGAATGTATTATCAGAAATACGCTAAGCGAACTTTAGAGCGTGCTGATATTACAGCAGAGTTCTATTCGTGGCCACAGAAATACATTCTTGGACTTGATCCTGATGCGGAACCTATGGAGAAATGGAAAGCTACTGTATCAAGCTTGTTGACGATTTCTTCAAGCGATAAAGGTGAGAAGCCGAGCGTTGGACAGTTTACTACAGCTAGCATGTCACCGTTTACTGAACAACTGAGAACAGCCGCTGCTGGATTTGCTGGTGAAATGGGCTTGACTTTGGATGATTTGGGCTTTGTGTCTGACAATCCATCATCTGTGGAAGCTATCAAGGCTAGTCACGAAAATCTTCGTCTCGCAGGTAGAAAGGCTCAGCGCTCACTAGGAGCTGGATTGTTAAATGTCGCTTATGTTGCAGCTTGCTTGCGTGATGAGTTTCATTATGCCAGAAGTCAATTTGTAAGAACTACAGTCAAGTGGGAACCATTATTTGAAGCGGATGCGAATACCATGACTATGATTGGTGATGGTGTTGTGAAGTTAAATCAGGCTTTACCTGGTTACATCAATGCGGAGACAATTCGTGATCTTACTGGTATCGCTGGAGACATGTCAGCTAAACCAGTTGGAAGCGAGGGTGGTTCAAATGGAGAATGATGTTTTACCTGGCATCTTGCAAGAGGTTCAGGAGAGGTTTGAACTAGATTTTGGTAAGAGTGAGATTGTCAGAAATGCTTTTGCTGCGTTGAAGGCAAAAAAAGCCACTTACAAAACAGCAAATGAGTTTGCGATTGAAATTGGTGAAATTCTCTCTAAGGCTCTAGGAGCGTCTCTGAGCGCCGACAAACTACCAGACGGCAAAATGTATTACAATATCGCTCAGCGTTTGCTGACGGACGTGCTAGGACGAAATCACGAGCTTGTGAGTGGTTATACTAGTGATGTTCAGAAGAATTTGAACCAGGAAGCGAAAATCGGTCTGAAAGTTCAAGTTCCTGAATTAAATCTGGATCGAATAGCTGGCATTGTCAATCGCTTTTCGTCTGAGGAAAATTTCGAGGATGTTAGTTGGTTGCTCGGTGAACCTATTGTGAATTTTACCCAGTCTATTATTGATGATAGTATCCAGAAAAATGCGGAGTTTCATCATCAGTCTGGATTGCAACCTGAGATTGTCCGAAAATCGTATTTTCATTGTTGTGAGTGGTGTCAGGAAGTTCAAGGGAATTATAAATATCCAAGAGTTCCGAAGGACGTTTATAGAAGACATCAGCATTGTCGTTGTATTGTAGACTATGATCCTAAAAACGGAAAAGTTCAGGATGTTTGGAAGAAAATTTGGCGAAAAAAAGATGAAAGTGATAAAATTGAGGTAAGGAAGGATATAAATAAAAATTCTCAAATGAGCGAAGTGAGAAAGCTAGCGCTACAGAACGGAATTTCTTCAAATCCTATCAAAAAAAGCCGTAACAAATTGACTGAGGAACAAATAATCGAAGCTGTTAGTGGTGGAGACAAGACAAGAGGATCTTGTTCATCAGCAGCATTTGCTTATATTGGGAACAAAGGTGGCTATACTGTCTTAGATTTTAGAGGAGGAAAGAGTTGTGATTTCTTTTCTCGAGATAGTAGAATTAAAATGATTGGGAGCCTTCCAGGAGTTGAAATGCATGTTGCTAAACATACAAATGATTTTACTGCAGTAAAAGAATTGTTGGAGAAAGTAGAAAGTGGAAATGAATACTACTTGGCAGCAGGGAGGCATGCAGCAATCATAAGGAAAAACGAAGGTCGTTTCGAGTACTTGGAACTTCAATCAAGAACGTTAAATGGGTTTAAACCACTCAATAACATTGTTCTGAAAGAAAGATTTAAAGCACAGAAGTCTCACAGTGTAGGTGGGAGAAAATACGATGCGAATAGCTATCTTATTGATGTGAATTCCTTGAAAGACAATCCTGAATTTCACAAGATATTGAGTTTTATCAATACAGCAGATTCTCAACAGATGAAGGGGGCCGAGGGTCATGAAAGATGAATATGAAGAAGTGAATTGGTCCGAATATTGCTACAAAGAAAATGATGGCGATAAAACTTGGTGGGTTGATACAGCATGGTTTGCTAGAGGCTTGATGCTAATCACATTCGACAAGCAAAAATTCTATAACCTTTTTGAAGATTATCCTCATAATATGAGCTCAGAAGAGATTGAAATCTTTGATAAAGAGAATCCATTTTGGGCTGATTTCTTTTCGGACCGAAAATAAGAAATTTGAAGCACTCGTAAGGGTGCTTTTATTATGCTTAGAAAGGAGTAACGATGGGAAACACAATTGATTTTTCAGAGAAAAAGTCTAGTCTTGAGCGCGGTGCTTCCGTGAAAGAAATTTTGGAAGAAAATCTTGAGGCTAGCCATGACTACACTTCGGTGCTGGTGGTTTCTTTAGATAAAGATGGTGAGATAAATCTTGGCTATAGCTGGGAGAGTAGTTTGCAGGCATTGGGAATGCTGGATGTTGCTAAAAATTATATTTTGAACGTGATCAATTAAATTATCCCAGCGATAGGGTTATCATGCGATGACGATTGAAAGGAAAGTAGAATGGCGAGGAAGAAACTTGGCAATCAGAATCCTACTCAATCGGTGATTTTAAAATACGTCAAGAAAAATTCAAAAGCTAAAGAAGCGATTGAACTTTACGAACGAACTGGTCTTTCTTGCTATGCTTGGCAGAAGAATCTTTTGCTGCCTTTGATGGCAGTTGATAAAAATGGTCTTTGGGTGCATCAGAAGTTTGGTTACTCTATTCCTCGACGAAACGGAAAGACTGAAATCCTATATATCGGTGAAATTTGGGGGCTACATGAAGGATTGAATATCCTACATACTTCTCACAGGATTTCTACCTCTCATGCCTCTTTTGAAAAGGTAAAACGATACCTTGAAAAAATGGGGTATGTTGATGGTGAGGATTTCAATTCGATTCGAGCGAAGGGACAGGAGAGAATCGAGCTATACTCAACAGGTGGTGTAATCCAATTTCGTACTAGGACATCTAATGGTGGTCTTGGTGAAGGGTTCGACATGCTGATCATTGACGAGGCTCAAGAGTACACGACCGAGCAAGAATCTGCTTTGAAATACACGGTTACGGATAGTGAGAATCCTATTACAATCATGTGTGGGACACCTCCGACACCTGTATCGAGTGGTACGGTCTTTACCAAGTATCGTGAGACTTGTCTTTTTGGGAAAGGGAAGTATTCTGGCTGGGCTGAGTGGTCGGTTTCTGATGAAAAGGAAATCGACGATGTAGAAGCTTGGTATAATTCTAATCCATCCATGGGCTACCACTTAAATGAGCGTAAGATTGAAGCTGAGCTTGGTGAGGATAAGCTAGACCATAATATCCAACGTTTGGGATTTTGGCCAACTTACAACCAGAAATCCGCTATTTCTGAAACGGAGTGGAATGAGCTCAAGGTGGATGATGTCCCAGAATTATCTGGCAAGTTGTCTGTTGGTATCAAGTATGGCCAAGATGGAACGAACGTGGCTTTGAGCATTGCTGCACGTACCAAGGATGGCCGTTTCTTTGTAGAAACAGTCGATTGTCAATCCGTTCGTAATGGGAATGAGTGGATGGTTGCTTTCTTGCGTCAATCCGACGTGGCTCAAATTGTCATCGATGGCGCAAGTGGGCAAAAGATCCTGGACGAAGAGTTGAAGGACTATAGAATCAAGAATGTGATTCTGCCGACGGTGAAAGAAATCATCGTGGCCAATGCTCTTTGGGAACAGGGGATTTATCAGAAAACCATCTGTCATGCTGGTCAACCATCGCTGTCTAAAGTAGCCACTAACTGCGACAAGCGGAATATTGGGTCAAATGGTGGATTTGGCTATCGATCGCACTTTAACGACATGGATATTTCTTTGATGGATAGCGCTTTGCTTGCGCACTGGGCTTGTTCTACGACTAAACCTAAGAAAAAGCAAAAAATCAGTTATTAAAATAAGCGGTCTTGTGACTGCTTTTTTTGATGCCAAAAATTACCGAACTGCCGGGGAAGCAGGAGAAAGGAGACATGAGAATGTCAGAATTTAAACCAATCACTACACAAGAAGAATTTGATGCTGCTATTAAGGAGCGTTTATCTCGTGAGAAAGCGAAGTATAGCGACTATGACCAGCTCAAATCTCGAGTTACAGAATTGGAAACAGAAAATGTTGACTTGAAGTCAACAATCGAAGCTAACAATCAAAGTAAGGCAGATGCTGACAAGCAACTTGAAGAGATGCAGAGTAAAATCGCTGGTTATGAGACGGCTAGTCTACGAACTCGAGTAGCTTTGCAACATGGACTGCCTTACGACCTTGCAGATCGTTTGCAGGGAACTGATGAAGAAAGCTTGAAAGCTGATGCAGAGCGCTTGGCTGGGTTTATGAAGCCAGTGAGCAAAGTAGCACCAGTAAAATCAACTGAACCAATTATCCCTAAAGAGGATGATGACAGAGCCATGGTTAGAAACTTGGTTCAAAGTTTAAATATTGAAGATTAAAGGAGAAAAAATATGTCAGAAGCTCAACTTTCAAAAGGAAATCTATTTAATCCAGAACTTGTAACAAAAGTAATCAACAAGGTGAAGGGGCATTCGTCAATCGCTAAGCTATCACCCCAAAAACCTATTCCGTTTAACGGACAACGAGAGTTCGTTTTCGATTTCGATTCTGATATCGATATTGTAGCAGAAAACGGCAAAAAGACTCACGGTGGTGTGAGCCTCGATCCTGTAACTATTGTGCCGCTCAAAGTTGAATACGGTGCCCGTGTATCTGATGAGTTTTTACATGCTTCTGAAGAAGCAAAAGTTGATATGCTCACTGATTTTGTTGAAGGTTTTTCTAAAAAATTAGCTCGAGGGCTTGATATTATGAGTATTCACGGTATTAACCCACGTACAAAACAAGAGTCAAGCATTATTGGAACTAACTGCTTTGATAAAAAAGTTACTCAGACAGTAACTTTCAAAGAATCTAACCCAGACGAAAGTATGGAAGATGCTGTCGGTATGATTGATGGTTCAGAACGTGATATCACTGGAGCAATTTTGGACCCTATCTTCACTACAGCACTTTCAAAAATGAAAAATGCTGAAGGTGGGAAATTGTATCCTGAATTGGCATGGGGCGGTGTGCCTGATGCAATCAATGGATTGGCAGTAGATAAAAACCGCACTGTATCATACTCACAAACAGATCCTAAAAACACAGCGATTGTTGGGGACTTTGAAACAATGTTCAAATGGGGCTATGCGAAAGAAGTTCCGATGGAAATCATCAAGTATGGTGATCCTGACAACAGCGGTCGCGACCTTAAAGGGTATAACCAGATTTATATCCGTTGCGAAGCATACATCGGATGGGGCATCATGGACGCTGCTAGTTTCGCTCGTATTGTGAAAACGGGAGGTTAATCATGGCTGAGTATGTAAACCAAAAGACAGGAGCAACAATCAACACTAACACAGAAATTTCTGGAGGTGATTGGGTTCCAATTGCAGCATACAAACCTTTGGACTCATTGACTAACGCAGCATTGAAAGAAATCCTTGATGAAAAAGGGCTTACTTATGATAACCGCGCCACAAAAACTGAATTGATTTCGCTGGTCGAACAAGCGGACACTGAAGTCCAGTAGTCGCTTGACTGGAGGTAGAGATGGAAAACTTTGCAACAGTAGAAGATTTGAAAAAATTGTGGCGAGCGTTGAAATTCGATGAGGAAAAACGGGCCGAAGCGCTGTTGGAAGTTGTTTCTCATTCTCTTCGTGTTGAAGCTAAAAAAGTTGGCAAGGATTTAGATGGGTTGGTGGCTACTGATCCATCTTTTGCTATGGTGGTCAAGTCCGTCACTGTTGATGTGGTAGCTCGCACGTTGATGACCTCAACTGACCAGGAGCCGGTGACTCAATTTGCTGAAAGTGCCTTGGGCTACTCAGTGAGTGGTTCTTATCTAGTTCCTGGTGGTGGTCTCTTTATCAAGGATTCAGAATTGAAACGTCTGGGCCTCAAAAAGCAAAGATATGGGGTGATTGATATCTATGGGACGGATTAAAGGAATTACTGTAACATTGATTGGAAAAACCAAGAATGGAAAGGATGACTTTGGGCATCCAATCTATGAAAATAAAGAAATTCAAGTAGAAAATGTCCTGGTTGTTCCGTCTTCGACAGAAGATGTCACCAATCAACTGAATCTTACTGGTAAAAAGGCCGCTTATACGCTAGGCGTCCCAAAAGGTGATCAGAACGAGTGGAAAGACCGTGAAGTTCGTTTCTTTGGGCGCAAATGGCGCACGATTGGCATTCCCTTAGAAGGCATTGAAGCCATGATGCCTCTGGAATGGAATAAGAAAGTGATGGTTGAAGCATATGAGTGATATGAAATTTCAATTGAACTCGGCTGGCGTGTCTGCCTTGCTACGTTCTTCCGAAATGCAGGGTATTTTGAGAGAAAAGGGGCAAGGAATTGCGAACCGAGCTGGTGAGGGGGTTGAATTGACCGTATCGTCAGGGCAGAAGCGTGCCAATGCAAAAGTTAGTACGACTGACATCAAGAGCATGGCCAGAAACAAAAAACATAATATTTTACTAAAGGCTATGAGAGCAAGATGATCGAATTAGTTATAAAGAAATTTTTGGACGGACAGTTAGATGTACCGTCTTTTTTTGAACATAAACCGAATATGCCTGAAAGTTATGTCATTTTAGAAAAGACTGGAAGCGGTGGAAGCGACTACGTTCATTCCGCTACATTCGCTTTTCAAAGTTATGCACTATCACTTCAAAAGGCTGCTGAGCTGAATGAGAAAGTCAAGAAAGTAGTTGAGGATCTCATCACGGTCAACGAAGTCAGCGGTGTGCATCACAATAGTGACTACAACTTTACAGACACGGAAACGAAGCAATATCGCTATCAAGCGGTATATGACATTAATTATTTTTAAAAAGGGGGTGTAGTTTTGGCGCCAGAATTAGAAGCGACAGAAGTAAGAACACCAAATGCAGAATCAACAGGAGGAAAGAATATGACGACTGCATCAGCATCAAATGTAACGGCTGCAAAGCCTAAAATTGGAGGAGCAGTATCTACTGCACCATCTGGAACAAATCTACCACTAAATGCCAAAACAGCATTGGATGCTGCATTTAAAACGCTAGGTTACATTTCAGAAGATGGGGTAACCAATGAGAACTCGCCAGAAAGCGAAGTAGTTAAAGCGTGGGGCGGACAAACAGTCTTGTCTTCTCAAACTGAAAAAAAAGACACCTTCAAATACAAATTGATTGAAGGTCTGAACGTTGAAGTCTTGAAAGAAGTGTATGGGCCAGATAACGTTTCAGGAACGCTTGAAACAGGTATCACTGTCAAAGCTAACGGTAAAGAATTGCCAGAACATAGCTTGGTTATTGATACATTGTTGAAAAATGGCTATGCAAAACGTGTTGTGATTCCTCGTGGTAAGGTGAGTGAAATTGGCGAAATCAGCTATAAAGACGGCGAGCCTATCGGCTATGAATTGACTATCACTGCATTACCAGACAACAGTGAGAACACTCACTACGAATACATTCAAGGAGCGTAAAGTAAATGGAAGAAATCTTAAAAGGAAAAACGGAATCAGGTTTTGAGTACAAAATTCCTAAAAAACGATTAAGAAATTATTATCTTCTTAAATCTGCTGCTAAAGTTGAAAAACAAGATTTCGAAGAAACAGAAAACTTTTTAAATCTTATTTTTGGTAAAGAACAAGCTGTATTGTTCTTAAAACATTTAGAAGATGAAGACGGCTTAGTAGATTCTGAAGTATTATTTTCAGATATAAAGAGTATCTCAAGCGAAAATAACGTCTTAAAAAAATCCTAGTCCTTGCTCAGATGATTAATTTGGACGAAGATGCTCTTGTCTGTGACTTGGCGGAAACCTACCAGATATACGACTACAAACAGCTACCTTTAAATCAGGTGGCTGTTTTCGCTTATGGTCTGAGGGATGATTCGAGAATCAAACAGATTATGTCTGACCAAATCGTCCCTCTTGAAACGACTTTACTTGCAAGTATCGTAGACAGACTGTCTCTTTCTTTGTGGTTGCAAACAAAAGATGGGCAAAAAGGGGTTAATCGCCCGACGTCAATTGCTGAAATGCTAACAAAAAATCACAAAGAAGAGAGAGATGAAAGGGATTATCTCGTCTTTGAATCTGGTGAGGACTTTGAAAATTATCGCAAGGCTTTGCTTGCGAAAACAGGAGGTGAGGAATAGTGGCGACCGAATTAGGAAAGGCCTATGTACAAATCATTCCATCTGCTAAAGGCATTAGTGGCATGATTCAAAAGGAAATGGGTGGTGAAGTTGCCTCGGCTGGCGTTAGCGCAGGCGAATCCCTCGGATCCAAAATGATGGGAGCTGTTTCGGGGGTTATTGCTGCTGCTGGAATTGGTAAGGCAATCGGAGCATCGATAAACGAAGGTGCAGCTCTCCAACAATCGCTTGGTGGTATCGAAACCTTATTTAAAGACTCAGCTGATAAGGTCAAAGGATTTGCAAACGAGGCCTATAAGACAACAGGTCTGTCAGCCAATGCCTATATGGAAAATGTTACAGGCTTCTCAGCAAGCTTATTGCAATCTCTTGGTGGAGATACAGATAAAGCAGCAGAAACAGCTAACATGGCCATGATTGATATGTCGGATAATGCGAATAAGATGGGGACATCTATGGAAAGCATTCAACTGGCGTATCAAGGTTTCGCCAAACAAAACTACACCATGCTCGACAACTTAAAATTGGGCTATGGTGGTACTAAACAAGAAATGCAACGGCTTTTGTCAGATGCAGAAAAGTTGACAGGCGTTAAGTATGACATGAATAACTTGTCAGATGTTTATAGCGCCATTCACGCTATCCAAGAGAATTTGGACATCACTGGCACAACAGCGCGAGAGGCAGCAACAACTTTCACTGGATCATTTGAATCTATGAAAGCAGCTGCTCAGAACGTTCTTGGAAAGTTGTCTTTGGGTGAAGATATTCAACCTGCACTACAAGCTTTGATGGAAACGACATCCACATTTCTTTTCGGGAACCTAATTCCGATGATTGGAAATATTTTGAAGCAAATTCCTAACCTTATTTTAGGAGGAATCAAGGGTGTTTTCAGTGGGATCTTTGGCGAAGGTCTAGGAAGTATCATGGGTGGTATCGTTACCGCTCTTGGTTCTGCATTTTTAGCTTTTAAAGCATTTTCGGCAGTCTCGGGAATGTTATCGGGAATACCTGCTGTCTTAACGACAATTAAAACAGCAGTTACGGGCCTATTTACTGCAATGAGTGCCAATCCGATTGGGATTGCCATCGCAGCGATTGCAGCATTAACTGCAGGTTTGGTTTATTTCTTTACTCAGACCGAGATGGGAAGACAAATCTGGCAAGGTTTTATGGATTGGTTTTCTGGAGTTTGGCAATCCATTGCACCAGTCCTAACTGAAGTTTGGAACGGTATCGTTGAAACAGCTACGACCGTTTGGAATAATATGATGGCTGTTGTTGCTCCAATTATTCAAGCGGTTGTTGATTTTATCAAGTCTGTTTGGGATGGCATTTCTTTATGGTGGTCTGAAAATCAAGCATTGATTCAACAAACGTTCACAACAGTTTGGAATGCTATCCAGACAGTTATTCAGACGGTCATGCCGATCATCCAATCTATAATCGAAACAGCTATGAATATTCTCGGACCTTTCATTGAAGGGACATGGAACAACATCTGTACGGTTGTAACAACGGTTTGGGAGTTGATTAAGATTGCTATTCAGACGGCTATGGATGTCATTAGTGGCATTATAAAAGCAGTCATGGCTATCATCAATGGTGATTGGGGGACTGCTTGGAATGCTATAAAAGGCGTCGGTGAGGCGATTTGGAACGGGTTGTCTGCTGCAGGTAAGGCTATCTTTGATGGCTTTGCTCAGATATTATCTAATATCTGGAACACAATCAAATCTGTCGCAAGCAGTGCTTGGGAAGGATTGAAATCAACCGTCTTAGGTCTGATTGATGGACTTGTCCAAGGAGCTCAGCGAGCGTGGGAGAGTATGAAGCAAGGTGTTAGTGACCTTGTAAGTAATGTTACAAGTATCTTTGATGGTATTCGAAACATTGACCTATGGTCAGCAGGTAAGGCTATCCTTGATGGATTCCTTGGCGGTTTGAAGTCTGCTTGGGGAGCAGTTACTGACTTCGTTGGTGGGATTGCTAGCTGGATTCGTGATCACAAAGGTCCGATTGAATACGACCGTAAGCTCTTGATTCCTGCTGGTAATGCGATTATGCAAGGTTTGGATAGAGGGTTGCAGGACCGTTTCAAAGATGTTAAGAAATCTGTCAGCGGAATGGCTGGCGAGATTTCAAACGCATTTTCAAATGATGATTTTGGATTGAGTGGAACGCCTACCATTGCCAAAAATCTTGAAGCAAGTTTGGCTATGCCAAGCGCTCAAATCGAGGCAAAAGACAGTCAAACCGTGTCTGAGATAGCGATTCTGAGAGCAAGTATGGAGAAGATCCTTACTGCTATCCTTGAAAAGCCGTCAGATACTTATCTGGACGCTGATAAAATTTCAATGAGCGTCTACCAACGCCAAGGTGCGATTTATGCTAGGGAGGGAATTTAATGGAATACATGATTATCAATGGTTTCAATACTTCAACCATTCTTAAATGTGTGGTGACCGACTTTGGCGAGGTAGAGGCTGCTAAACCTAAAGTCTCGGAAACAGCTACCCTGTTTGGAGTTAACGGGAATTACCGTGTCTTGGACGGTGCTTATGAGAGTTATGAACGAACATTTGCATTTTATCTTCCAAGGACGGTAGACCCGTCTAAAATCGTTGAGAGATTCCAACCAAATGATAATACGCTAGAGTTTAGCTACCAGCTAGGCTCTTTATTTTATGCTGATTTTGTAAGTGCAAAATACAAGCCCCAAGGTATGCACGGCTGGAAATTAGAAATCAAGCTGAGTATGCAACCATTCCGTTATCAGAAAAATGTTGCTCCTCTTGTCTTTACCGCAAGCGGTAATGTCAACAATCCAGGCTCTGTCTATAGCGAGCCTGTAATTGAGATTGAGGGGGACGGAGATATTTCTTTAACTATCGGAAGGACAACCATGCACTTGACCATTAGACGAAAAGTGACCATTGATTGTAGGCATAAGAAGCAGAATATCTACAATGCAGATGGAGTGGTTCAAAACACTTTACGAAAACGTGGAGGATTCTTTGAATTGGCAGTAGGTAATAACGGTCTGGTCTTTACTGGTGCGGTTCGTAAAGTCACAGTTCGGCCAAATTGGAGGTATATCCTATGATTTATCTTACAGAAGGCAACACGCCTTTAAATGAGGCTTACAATGACGAAATAGTCCAGGAACGGAACAATACCTATCAACTGACCTTTCGCTTTCCTACATCGGATCCCAAGTGGGAATTACTGAAAGAGGAAACTTTCTTGACTGCAGATGACCTTCATGGTGAGCAGGATTTTTATATTTTTGAGGTTGAAAAGCAACAAGGATATATCCAAGTCTATGCCAATCAGGTTATCAGCCTGTTAAATAACTACATCGTCAACTCTATCGATGTGGATCGTGTCAGTGGGACGAGGGTATTGAGCGCATTGGCTGGCAGTATTACCAGAACCAATCCCTTTTCTTTTTTCTCGGATATTGACGACAGGCATACGCTCAACATCAAGGACAAGAATGCTATGGAGGTCTTGGCAAAAGACAAGCACTCTATCCTTGGTCAGTGGGGCGGAGATATGGTGCGAAATGGCTACAATTTACGCTTGTTAAAAAATGGCGGTTCTGAAAATGAATCGCTTTTTATGTACAAGAAAAACCTGTCTAGATATCAGCATAAGACCTCTACCAAATCGCTGAAAACTCGGATAACCTTTAAAACAACCGTTAAAGGCGAGGGAGAAAAGGCACCTGACGTCGATTACGTAGTGGTGATTGATAGTCCCTTGCTTGGGAAATATAGCCAAATCTATGAAGCAGTGGTTGAGGTCAATGACCAGAACGTCAAAGACCAAGCTAGCTTGATTGAATACGGTAAGCAGTATTTTCGGACGAGTATGTGCGACATGCTGGAAGATAATCTTGAAATATCGGTTGTCGGCCAGAGTGATGTTGCAGTTCGGATGTTCGATGTGGTCAGTATCTATCATGAGTGGTATGGTCTTGATGTTCGTAAAAAAATCACGAAATACACCTATTCGCCAATGGCAAAACGTCTGAAATCGATAGGTTTTGGGACGTTCCAGTCCAGTCTGGCGAATGCGATCGGTGGGATTGTAAATGATGCCGTTCTAAATGAAAGCCGAAATCTGCATAAGATTTTTGAAGAACGTTTGAAAAAGGAAATTGCCAACGCTGACCGTGCGTTTGATGCTGAATTTGCCAAGCGTGAGAAAGATATTACGGACGGTATCGAACTTGCCAAGGCTAAGGCGGAAGAAGTCAAGCAAGAACTATCTGATACTATCAATCAGCGCTTCAACAGCTTTGACAACGGCCCATTACAAGAAGTCAAGCGCAGGGCTGAAGAAGCCTTGAGGAACGCTGGCGCAAGCAGCTTGCTTGCTCAGGAAGCTAAACGGATTGGGTTAGATTCTGTTGCCAAGCTTGAAGCATTCAAGGCGCAGACTACGAGCGCTCAGACAGCCCTATCGGGCGATTTGGACGCTCTGAAACGAACTATCGCTAATGATATTCGACCGAAGCAGGCGCAGGCTGAAGCTGAGATTGCCAAGCAAGTTGAAGCGCTGATCCAGACAAAAAAAGAGCTGGCTGGTGTGAAGTCAGCGCAAGCGACGTATGAAGAGACGACGACTCGCAGACTGTCAGAACTGACCAACTTGGCAAATGGTAAAGCCAGCAAATCTGAGCTTGTGCAGACAGCTGAGGAGCTGGCTAGTCGGATAGCGAGTGTGAGGGTCGGTGGTAGAAACTATTATCGAGATTCTGAGAAGGTTCGAACAAGTACGCGTTTCTTCTCGTTTCCTTTACATCCATACTTTACCCAAGAAAATGTCGGAGAAACTTGGACTTTATCGTTTGATTTAAAAATCAACGAAGGTGGTGAGATTCGTTCTCTGCATTTTTATCATTATCAAAATAACCGCTTCGGTCTGAAAGCTAGTGCAGACATTACCCCTTCAAAAGAATGGCAACGGTTCACATTCACAGGTCCAGTTATCTTTCCGAACGATGACCCCCGCTATGCAAGAGGCGAGATGGCCTTGTATGACTATGGTGGAAACAATAACTATTCCGTTCGTAGAATTAAACTTGAGAAAGGCAATGTCGCGACAGATTGGAGCCCAGCAATCGAAGACACTGATGGTAAGATTTCAGCTGTTGAGTCTAACTTTAAGCAACGCGCTGATGCACTTGAAGCTGGTGTGAGAAGTCTGACTGAAGGATTGAGAACTAAAGCGGATATCAGTGCACTCAACGTGACTGCTGAGAATATCAGGCAGTCTGTGAAGAGTCTTGAGACAGACACGCAGAACAAGCTGGATCAGAAATTGAGTCAGGCTGAATTTGAGGTGCGGGCTGGTTCTATCCGTCAGGAAATCCTGAACTCAACCAAGGACAAGGCGGATAAGACTTTAGTTGTTGCCGAAGCTGGGAAATTGCGAGAAGAATTTTCAAACTTACGGGTCGGCGGCAAAAACTACTATCGAGACTCTGAGAAGATTCGAACAAGTACTCGTTTCTTCTCGTTCCCTCTACATTCATATCTTTCACAAGAAAATGTCGGAGAAACTTGGACTTTATCGTTTGATTTAAAAATCAATGAAGGTGGAGAAATTCGCCCTCTGCATTTTTATCATTACCAAAATAACCGCTTCGGTCTGAAAACTAGTGCAGACATTACCCCTTCAAAAGAATGGCAACGGTTCACATTCACAGGTCCAGTTATCTTCCCAAATGATGACACTCGTTACTCGAGGGGAGAGATGGCCTTGTATGACTACGGTGGAAATAATAATTATTCTGTGCGTAGGATTAAGCTTGAGAAAGGCACTCTAGCTACTGATTGGAGTCCAGCAATCGAAGACACTGAGGGCCTCATCACAGAAGCTAAGGCTACTTTTGAGCGGACAGCTCAGGGCTTGCGGACTGACTTATCAGCTATTCAGGAATATGTCAACAAAGATGGTCAGCGACAGGAAGCTCTACAGCGTTACACTCGCGAAGAGAGTGCTAAACAAGCGACGGCTGTACGTGAGCTAGTTGAGAAGGACTATGTAGGCAAAACGACTTATCAAGAAGATGTGAAGGGTATCAATCAGAAGATTGAAGCTGTTAAAACTAGTGCGAATAAAGACATCGCTAGTCAAATCGCTAGCTATCGTCAATCTGTAGATGGTAAGTTCACGGATATTTCAAGTCAGATAACTACTTATAAGCAAGATGTGGGCGGTCAAATCAGTGGTCTATCAAATAGACTTACAAGCAGTGAGCAAGGCACTACTACTCAGATTTCAAATCTTTCAAATCGGATAAACAGTAACAAACAAGGCACAGATAATCAGATTTCAAGTTTAAAGACTCAGGTCGCTACAAACAAGGATAATGCTGACAGCCAATTTGCGAATGTGACCAATCAACTAGCACAAAAAGTAGAGACTACTGACTTCCAGCGTGTCAAAGAAACCAGTCAGCTTTATGAGCGGATTTTAGGCAATACTGAAAACGGGATTGCGGATAAGGTTGCTCGCATGGCCATGACCAATCAGCTATTTCAGGTTGAGGTGGCAAAAAATGAAGGTCTGAAAACTGTTCAAAGACAACTTGCTGACTCATGGTCCGTTCAGAACATCAATTCAGCTGGAGATATCATTTCTGGAATCAATCTAGGTGCTACCGGGCACAACCGTATCACTGGTAAACTGACCCATATCACTGGAGAAACCTTGATTGACAACGCAGTTATTAAGTCTGCTATGGTTGATAAGCTGAAAACGGCAAATTTTGAATCTGGTTCCGTCACGACTAAGATATTAGACGCTGAAGCGGTCACGGCTGATAAAGTGAGATTTGATAATGCGTTTATTAGGAAAATGATTACAAATGAAGCATTTATTGACCAACTAACTTCTAAACAAATTTTTGCGACCAAAGTCGAGTCAGTCGTTTCTAGATCAACATTCCTGGAAGCCTATCAAGGAAGGATTGGTGGATTCACTATTGGGCGTTTTGACCAAGGAAGAGGTCGCTGGATTTCTGGTATCAACCAATTCTCAGTTGGCATGGGGAATGGTGAAGGAGGAAGCTACAATGGCGAAAATACTGCATTTTGGGCGAATTGGGGGTACAGTTGGAACTATCCTGGTCCCAATGCCTGGTATGTAACAACATCAGGAAATATGTATTGCCGAAACGGAGCGGATTTTCACGGGAAGGTCGACTTTTCGAATAGATCAACAGTGAATTTTTATAGTCAACCGTCGTTTTCAAATGGAGCAGTGATAAATGGTAGTTTGAGGGTGTCTGGTCGTATTACCTACAGTGGCGGCGAGTGGCTTTACTCACCTATATACAACAAATTATGGAAAGATAATTCACAAGGCGGTGAGTGGCTATATTTGGATAGGCAAGGTAATAGTGGTAGAGACTGGATTGAGATGAATAAAAGAATCTCAGACCGTCGTTATAAATCCAATATTCAAGATAGTCAAGTTTCTGGTCTAGATGCTATCAATAATTTAAAAACATACAGCTATCGCAAAGAATACGATGGAAAAATAGAAGATATCGCTTGCGGTATCATGGCTCAAGATGTCCAGAAATATGCCCCTGAAGCATTTTTTGAAAACCCTGATGGTGCATACTCATATCGCACATTTGAATTGGTGCCTTACTTAATCAAGGCCATCCAAGAATTAAACCAAAAAATAGAAAAAATGGAGAAAACAATAGCATGAATAACAACATGGACGCAGTAGTGCATCAGTTAACACTTGATTCGCTGACTGAAAAGCTGGCAGTCAGTGAGCAAGCATCAGCTAAGAATGAGGCTCTTTATTTGTATGCAGCAAGCGAATTACACACGATGAAAAAGGTCATAGAATATGACCCAGCTCTAAAAGAGTTATTTGAAGAAGTGAAAGGAAGCATGACAAATGGCAATTAATAATTATGAACTAGCAAGCAAACCTTATACACGAGGATTTGGAGATAATATCAAGACAGTAGTTGAAATTCGTTTATCAGAAGGCAATCGTTACAGTACGAACATGCGTGAGCTTGTAGGAGATCGCACAAGTGAACCAGAAGATGTCTTGATTCAAGATGTATTGGATATTCTAAAAGCCGAGCTAGATCCAGGTAGTGCCATCGTTAAAACACAGGCGCAGCTTGAACAGGCTAATCAGAAGATTGCGCAAAACGAGAGTGAACAGAACAAGCTTGCAGCTCTTATTAAGCAGACCGAAGAGAATTCGAAGGTAAATCAGAAGGTCATCCATGTTCTTGTGTTGAACTCTGTCATGAGCAAGAATATTGGTTATGGAACGACCTACAAAGAGCTAGTTGAGTTGATTCCACTAGCTGAAGTTGGTAAGACTTACTTACCACATGACTTGATTACCATTGAAGACCCTGAACACGTAGAGGTCAATGGTGAAGGGAAGCGCATCTTGGTTCAACTTAACAAGGAATTTACCTATAATGGTGAGCCTGTCAGCGCATTTGTGACAAATGGTACTTTGGAACAAAACGGAACGGGTGTCGCTTGGAAATTTGAAGGGAAAGAGTAGGAGGTGTGTATGCCAGGATATGAACGATTTCTCGTACAGATCTTCATCACCCTTATCCCTGTGATTGGTCTTTATTTTTCGATGAAAGATAAAGCAACCAAACAAGAGAATCGTCTTACGGTTTTAGAGAAAGATATCGAAAATCTGAACGAATTCAAGACATCAGCCAACAAGCGGCTCGATAACCACGATGAACAGAATAAGGCTATCTTAGTACTAGCTGAGCAAGTAAAATCACTTGGTGAAGACGTAAGAGAGCTTAAAAATTTAATTCAAAATAAACAATAAAAGGAGAAATGCACATGATTAACTGGAAATTACGATTACAAAATAAATTCTTTTGGCTGACTGCAATCCCAGCCTTCTTGCTTGTCTTGCAAGCTG